ATTATCGATTCGCAATATACATTGTGATTTCAAAACCAAAACGCATATCAGTTGCTTGTGGTGTCATCCAAGTCATAGTAGTCTCCTAAAAATGTCGCAACGAAATGTTACGACTGAGATTATATATCGACTAGATGGGATTTGTCAAGTAGAGAAAATCATTAAACTAATCTACGAGAAAAAACTGTGCCAGTTGATTGGGTGATAAGGGCAACTGGCAAGACCTCAGCTTAGCCTTAGGCGGCCATGCGGTATGAATTATCGTTTGCGGATAATTTAATTTACTTTTTACGACTCTCTGTGTCGTGTTGTCCATCTCTTTACTCATTGCCCTGTCGAAACCAATTCACCCCCATCAGAAGTGTCCTGCTGTTCACAGGTAGGGAATTCCAATCCTCAGAGTCTTGTTAAACTCTTACATATCACCCTAAACAACACTTCTGGTGGAGGTGGGGGCTTCGAAGCCCCGTCCAGAACACCTTTCAGTCAACTTCATACAACAATAAGGTACACACTATATAGGATTCTCACCTATGTAACCGACCAGCGGTATCTTAGTTTCTTCGTCGCCTCTGCCACTTCTAGATCAATAGTGTGACATTCTATTTATTTTGTTCAATCAACACGCAACGTGCTGATATATATTCTCTATTTCTCATCATTGTAGTTGCAACTTCCCAACATTCTTCAAATCTATTAAAAGATTTTAATTGAACTTCATGTATCGTTCCTGATATCATGAAAGTGAGAAACAGGGTGTAGAGCATTAACTTTTATTGTTAAGTGATCTATCTATAAAATAAAAGTTTGCTGCATTACCAAATGTAAGCAAAAAGAACATTACTAGTCCCATAGTCATCTCCTTAATTATACTACAAATACTGCTTAATGTCAATATTTGTTTTGGTGGTAATATTTGATGGCTTCTGCCAGCCCATCAAGATGATTCTCTGTTCTCTCTTTGAAGATAATAGGATCAGAGTCTTTGACTGCCATAATGATAACCAGATTATCAATAGGAGTGCCAATTAGTTCTTCATACATTAAGGCGTATGCTGTAGTCTGCCAGAAGTAATCTTGAATATCTTGCTTCTTTTTTACTTTACCAGAAGTTTTGAAGTCGATAATGGATAACTCACCTTCATATTCTGCTATACAGTCTACTCTACCAGCCATACCTATCGTTGTAGACCAAAGTGCTTGTTCTTGATAGTGTATGTTGTTTATCTTGTTCAGATAGGGCTTGATTGAGAGGAAATACTCAACAGCATCAGGCATGACACCTTTCATATAATCCGGCTTATTATTTAGATAATTTTCGCAGATGGTATGAACATTCGTGCCACGTGAGGTTGCTTGTTTGGAGATACGATTGGCTTCTTCTTCACCAACTCTTGCTCTCCATTCCATAATAGATTTTTTCTTTCTGGCACCAACAACAGTAGTTACAGATGGCAACTTAGTGCCATCTGGTAATTTATAATATCGTTTGCCATCGGGAAAAGTTTCTGATTGAAGGTCTTGTAGCTCTTTAGGTTGACAATAATTAAAAATCATTTTTCACTTTCACATAAATTTTAATAGTTTAAACCGCCTCGTTTATCGTATATATATTCCTTATGTGGACCTTTTGCATCAACATAGTGCAGAAATACTTGAGCTTGCCATTTGCCTTCTATGTACTTTTCTCTCCAATGATATTTTTCCGTGCCTTTATATAAAACTGCATCTCCAATTTGCATATTAATTTTTACTGAATTTGACTTTTCCTCATCGTCACCAACATATATTGGCCAAACATCACCATCAAAACCTAATGTAATAGTCGCACTTATTTCACAAGATGATCTGTCTATGTGTACTTTAAGTTCATCACCAGGAGCATAAAGTCTCGCATATGAATATGTTGGAAAAAGATTTTTATTACATACAGTTTCAAAAAAAGGTAATAATTCTACCAATAAAGTATCAAAGGTTTCGGCACCATATATGGCTTCTGATAAAGGACATTGAGGATCTTTATATGTTTTCTTTTGTGATATTAATTCATATAATTCATTTGTTAATTGTACACAAAAATCACTAGAAAGAACATATTTTAAATGTATATACTTATTTGTTTCAAAACTCATTAGAATTCTATCCATCCAGTGGCAATATATTTTGTATTGCTGATTGGAGGATTTCCTCTATGTGCATGAGTGTATGATGCAGGAAACAGAACGATTGTACCTTTTTCTGCTTTTACCCGTTTTGATTGATATAAAAATTCTGTTTCTCCACCTTCCTCTACTGTATTGAGATATGCAGTAAATGCCATTATCCTTTGACAATTATTTCTAGTAGATTGTTCACAATGCCAAATATGATATCCTTGGGATACTTCAGTTTTTTGTATTTTTATATCGTAAATACTATGTCTATCGAGAATACCTAAAATATCATATTTTTGTGCATATCTGTCATATGCACCCCACAACGCTTCTTTAAAATTATGTGAAAGCGGATAGTTACTAAGTTGTACAGGTAAAGATGCCATAAAAATGGCAGTATCTTCTTTTTCCAACTTGGAAACTTTGTCGTTTACTTGTCTATTGACTCCAAATCCAGCAGCATTAGCATGTTCAAAAAAATCAATAAGATCATCACATAGAACATCAGGAACAGCATTTGGAAAAATTCCAATGTGGTCTTGTATTATCATAATATACCTTTCTACTCAAATCAAATTTTTCTATTAAGCTGGTGGAGTGCTTTCTGGTTCCGGCTCTGGTTCTGGCTCAGGAGGTGGAGGAGGCTCTGGTCTTACTTCTAAAGACCAAGAGTTTCCAGACCAGACGGCTATTTTACCTTCGGGTATTGTGGGAGGCTCTACTGTTGTTGCATAAGCTGGAATTAACCAATTATTTTCATCTCTTGGGTCAGGATCAGCAAATCCTTCACCTAGATATTCACCGGTAACAGGAATTGGTACGATAGTTGTGTCTTGCACCGGTTCTCTATAGTGATATATTTTCATATTACATTGTCCTAAAATTTAATACAAGCAAGTAAGGCTGAGTTAATAGGGCGAGTTTCTGATGCAGTTCTTGGTGTACCGTTTGTTCCATCCGAAATGGGATTAGCAATAACGTTATTATCAATAATACCAGAACCTGGTGTTGCTAGTTGTGTGTTACCACTACCGCCACCAAGTGCAGGATATCTTCTAAATCCATGAAGGTGACCCTGCATTGCATCAGTTTGATTTGAACCGAACGCACGACTCGTATCTACACCTCTAGCGTCATCCCAACCACGAACAAAATATCCTCTTAAATCTGGAACATTAAATGTTGCACCAGAACCACCAAAAGTATAACCAATAACAGCAAAAAGGTTTGCATAGGTAGTAGTTGAAAGACCTGCACCGTTTGCTTTGACAAATCCTGTTGGTGCAGCGTTTGCGGCGAAGAACATAACAGTACCAATAGGAACCCAGGAAGTAGTTTGTGTCGTTGAATCGTTATAAACGACTTGTGTATTGTTTAATGAAACTGGCATAATTATCCTAAAATTTAATGCATATGAGTAATGCTATATTAATTGGACGACTTTCTGTTGCAGTTCTTGGAACACCATTCGTTCCATTGTTAATCGGACCAGAAACAATACTATTATTAATAATACCAGAACCTGGTGTTGCTAGTTGTGTGTTACCACTACCGCCACCAAGTGCAGGATATCTTCTAAATCCATGAAGGTGACCCTGCATTGCATCATTTTGATTTGAACCAAATCCTCTACCAGAATCTACACCTCTAGCGTCATCCCAACCACGAACAAAATATCCTCTTAAATCTGGAACATTAAATGTTGTTGATCCATCTCCAGCACCAAATGTCGTACTAATAGCAGCAAACAAGTTTGCATATGTGCTGCGAGATACCGCAGCACCATTGGCTTTTAGGAATCCTGTTGGTGCTGTACTAGCAGCATAGAAAATAACAGTTCCTACTGGAAGCCAAGAGGATGTTTGCGTTGTTGAGTCATTATAAACGACTTGTGTATTGTTTATACTAGTTGGCATATCTACATTTTTTTGTCATTAATTGCTTCTTATTTATAAGCCTAATTTTTCTTTTTGAATCAGATATTCCTTAACAAATCCACTTCTCACAATATCATCATGGTTAAACTGAATATGTACAACCTCACTCAATTTCTCAAGAATCTTAACAGCATCTAATAATCCTGTTCTTTCTTTTTTCATATTTAGATCATTTTGGTTCAAATCACCACACAATACAAATCTGCAATTTTCACCTACTCTTGTCAATACTGTGTCAATTTCATGGAAAGTTGCTGACTGAAACTCATCAAACACAATAATACAATCTTTAAATGTCAATCCACGAAGAAAACTGGTAGTCTGAAACTCTACGATTCCTTTATTTATCAGGAAATGCCAAGCATCTCCACGGCCTATCAGTTCATTGACGATATTTTGATATGGCTCTTGATATATCTTTGCTTTTTCTTCTAATGTACCTGGCACAAATCCTAAGTCTCTTGACGGTACCGCAGAACGAATAATGATGATTCTATTGTAGTGAGAACTATCTTCCATCAATTCTCTTAATCCAAGATACATTGCAAGAAAAGACTTACCTGATCCTGCTGATCCCGATAATACTAAATGATTTCCTGCTTCATATGCTTCAAATGTTCTTTCCTGATTTTCTGTTAAAGGTTTTATTTTTTTAAGTGAAAAGTGTTGTGCCTTTGCTTCTGCGGCTGCTGTTCTTTTTCTTGGGGCCAATTAATTCTCCTTGCTTTAATGGGAAAAAGGACACTTTCTTTGATTGTCCTTGACTTTTTTTGTTTTTTTAAGTGTGTTTATAAAGAAGTTTCTCCTTTCAAATCTGGCATGTTCTTCGTTTGTTATTAGATGATTATGTATTTTCACTTTTTTGTCACTCATTGGTATGATGTTAACCAATGGAGTATTTGCTTCTAGAAGAATTTTTCGATTGGGAATATTTCTGAAAAATAAATTTATGTTCGTGCTGTGTTGATTCTGAAATTCCATAATTCCTGGAGCAACTAGCACTTCGTCTGGATTTTTCATATTCCAAATGTTTCCAACATAACAAAATTTTTCTTTTGCTTTAAAATACCAAGGAGAAAATAACTTCAAATTAAACCATTCTCCGGGATCTAGAAATCCAGGAGACTGTATTGAAAGTGGGTGTGAATCGACTATAGAATTACCATCAGCATACTGCCAATGAAATGAACTATTTTCACCAACCTGTAAGTATAAATCTGACCAAAGAGGAATAGTAAATCCACTAGAATAGAAATCTATGAAACCGAAACACGTTTTCAATGTAGGTTGAGGACATGAGAAATTTTCATCGA